GCCCACCAGGTCAACTGCCTCCATCAAGTGCAGCGCCCTCTCGTACTGGATATCACGTCGGTGCGTTCACTTCCGGTCCCTCGGGCGACTGCTTCACGTGTCCTGAGTGGCATATTTCGAGCCTAACCAGGCTCTTGTAAAATGGTTGCGGACCTTCACCATCCATTGGGGTGGTGACTGCAGTCAGTCTTCGCTTTATCGAGCCCTACGCGCAGTTGACGGTGCAAGAGAGATCTTGCCCGATCCGGACTACGCCGAGAGTGAGTATCGAGCTTTGATTGCCTGCAGTAAAGAGGTCCTAGAGTCCATAAGTAACAACAAGTCTATTAGTTCCGTGAGGTCGGGCTCTCTCGAGCTTGCGGAGGAAAACTGGAGTGAGGAGTGGTTCAAGGGGCTGCAGCGGAAGTACCAGCCCGCTTCGGAGACCACTAGCTCACATCCTTTCGGAACCGGTACTCCCCGGTCACAACTATCACTGTTCCTGTCGGTCAGCAAAAACCGCACCCACGTTTCTCGCGTGTGGAAGGAACTGAGCCTCCATCTGCTTCCCAACGGATGGATGGTTCCTATTATGAAACAACTTACTGAGGTGGCGAAGAAGCAGGGCGAGATACTCTGGCCCTCATTCTGGAAGGACCTGGTTGGGTTTGAGCTCTACTTCGGGGCCCCGCCCATCAACGGGGAAAAGTTCCCAGCCCAGATAGAAGAGTGGGTCAACACTGTAAAGCCGGAAGATGCTGAGGGATCGGACAGACGGCGGGTGACGGAAATTGGCATGCAAAAGATTAAGCAAACCGAAATCCTTTTCCCGGACCAGATGTCCGTCGCGGAGTTCTTCGACAATCCGAGCAGGTGGCTTGCTAACGGTGCAAGCACCGGGACCCGGCTTCCAGGCAGTAAGGGGACTAAGTTCTCAACTTACTTGAACAGTACAAAAGCAGATCTCATGCAGGCGCTGATGTCGAAGGCCACCCCCGGCAACGTCGTAAACCCAAAGCGGGAGAGGGGAAAGAACCGCAACACGGTTTCAAGCGACTGGGACCTTTACGTGCAAATGAAGTGGCTTGCCCAAGGTGCGGAAAATGCCATGGAGTCAATCTTTCCCACGACACTGTCCAACAAAATCAACGCTATAGACAGGTGGTCGGCGTGGCGGCGGAGAGTCAGGAGTTCAATTGCCGTACCCATCGACCAAAGCAAGTTCGACCACGTGCCCTGGATGGATTTACTCGAAGTGGCGATCCGCTACCTGTGTGACTCGGCCCGGAAGAAGTCCCCGGAGCCGGACCTCCATCGGAGGATAACTGACCTGGTGGTGCAGAGAATCAGAGCGGGGTCCGTCAGCTGGGAAGGCAAGACGTGGAAGCACGTTCGCGGGCTTCTCTCCGGCTGGGCCTGGACAGCCACCCTTGGGACTCTGATAAACTACGTCGAGTTCTTGGGTGTCACGTACG